CATGTTTACTTACTCAATTCACGCCGCGGCTGGCGCAATCAAGGGATTCCTCGCCAGCATCCCCGTTGTGGGCTGGGTGCTGATGGCACTGTCCGCTATTGTCGGCGGAGGGGTTGCTCTCTGGGGCAAATACACCGCTTCCCTGCGCGAGGCTGACGAGGCCGCCAGGCAGTCAAAGATGGAGGAGTTGGCCAAACAGCAGGAAAATGCCGCAAAGGCAGCTATGGAAGCGGTCAAGGGCGAGAGTTCCCTGACCGATGCAATCAAAGAAGCCGGTAAAGCGGCGGCAAAAACCCTGCTGCCATTCGACGAAATCCACTCCATCCAGAAAGAAATGGCCGGGCTGGATGACATAGGAGATATGGGCCTGCCCGACGTGGATGCGCCGGGCGGTTTTGGTGGTCTGGATCTTGACTGGAGCGATGTGTTTGCCGGGCTGGAAGACCAGAAGCCGACATTCAAGGGTTTTTGGAAATACATCATGGATGAAGTCGAAATATGGCTCAGAAAGCTCCTCGGCAAGTATTACGATGCGTTTGCTGAAGGTAAATTAGTTGCCGCCCTCTTTGCTGACCTGTGGGTGTGGGTCAAAAAGAAGTGGGAAGAATTCAAGGCCTGGGCGCGGGATTTTTGGATCGGCGTTCAGGAAAAATGGGAGAACTTCAAGCAATGGGCTTCGGAAAAATGGCAGGCTTTTTGGAACCCTATCCGGCAAAAATGGGAGAACTTCAAGCAATGGGCGCGGGAGTTCTGGGGCGAAGTACAGCAGAAGTGGGAGAACTTTAAAACCTGGGCTTCGGAAAAATGGCAGGCGTTCTGGTCGCCAATTCAGCAGAAGTGGGAAGGCTTCAAATCCTGGGCAAAAAACCTCTGGGGCGAAGTGCAACAAAAGTGGGAAGGTTTTACCGGCTGGGCGCGCGGGGTGTGGGATCGAATTCAGACCAAATGGGATGAAATTAAGTCCTGGTCACTCTGGGGCTGGATCTCGACAAAAGTTAATTGGTTGAAAAACATATTCAACTTCTCCTGGTCTTTGCCTCGGATCAAGCTACCGCACTTCACACTGTCTTGGAGCACCTCCGGTTTCTGGGAGTCCCTCGGCCTGCCGGGCAAGCCGAACATCGGCGTGAGCTGGTACGCAAAAGGGGGAGTATTCGACAAGCCTTCCCTGATCGGGGTCGGCGAGGCCGGAAGGGAAGCCGTCCTGCCCCTCGACCAGAACACAGGCTGGATGGATGACCTTGCCGACAAAATTAACGCTACCGGTGGGGGCGAAGGCCCACTGACGATCCAGCTGATCGTTGGCGGGGAGAAAATCCTTGAAGAAGTTATCGATGCTGCGGCCCGCAAGAACGCCCGGGCCGGTAAAACAGTGTTGCAGATGGGGGTGTAGTTAGTGAGCAATGTATCCGTGCCAATATCAAAAGTTAAACCCGCTACGGCTGCGGGAACCGCTATCGGCACTACGGAAATCACCAACCTGCCCCCGTTGACCAAGAGCGACTGGGGTAAGCAGGACTTGTCCGCACCCGATGCCGGGCGGTTGGAATCGGGCAGAATGCTGAAAAAGCGGGTAGGCAAGGCCGACCGGATAAATCTCGAATGGAGCTATATATCCCGCACCGATGCCGCCACGGTGCTGCAGGCGTTCGATCACGAATACCTGCTGGTCACATACTTGGATGCAAAATCAGGTAGCTGGGTGGAAAAGCATTTCTATGCCGGCGACATGGCGGCAACCGGGTGGCTCCCGCACCTTGACAGCTGGACAACGGTGTCTGTGCCAATCATCAGGGCGACACCGGACGGCTCAGCCACACAGATCCCGGAGGAGGATTGACGACAGTGCAGGCACTCACTGCAGATCAGAAAAATTACCTTTATTATGGCGAACCGGTCGGCGTTACCATTACCGGCGAAACCATTGATGGCGATCCCGTGGAGATCACCGAGGACGACATCCTGGAGGGCTCATTTTCGATCGAGCGGAATTGGTCTCACGGGCGCACGGTTGAAATTGGTTGTGCCGATACCTCCGAACTTGCATTCACTCTCGACAACGATGGCGGCCGTTGGTCCGATCTGCGATGGGAGGGCGCGCGCCTGACCGTGGTGCTGGACATCGCCGGAGAGCCCCTGCAGGCAGGGATATTCACCGTGGACGAGCCACCCCGAAAATTGACCACAATGCAAATCCGCGCCCTGGACGATATGGCACGGTTTAACCGACCCTACGCGCCGGCGATAAGTTACCCTGCAACCCTGCTGCAGATCGTCCAGGACGCGTGCAGCAAATGTAATGTAACGCTGCATACCGCTACGTTTGACAACCGCACCTACTCGGTGAGCAAGTATCCGGAAACCGAGGGGTTGACATTCCACCAGGTTGTTGCCTGGGCTGCAGAATTAGCGGGTTGCAATGCTTGGATCGATCATCAAGCAAAGCTGCACCTGTCATGGTACGCCCCCACGGGCGGGGCAACACTCGGCCCCGATGACCGGTTCAGCTACGAAATGGCCGAGGACGACATCGAAATAACCGGGATAATCTGGCGCGCGGGTGAAACCGATCTGCTTATCGGCACGAACGATTACGCGCTAATCATCGAAGATAACCCCCTGCTGCAAACCAACCATGAGAACGTGCTGAATTTTCTGTTCGGCAAGCTGGGGGGCTTCAGGTACCGACCTTACAAGTTTACCACCATCGGCTACCCCCACTTGTGGCCGGGCGATCGGATTGCTAAGCTGATCGACAGCGAGGGCGGGGAAACTACGAGCATCGTCACCAACCACAAATACCATCTGTCAGGAAAATCTACGATCGAGGCCCGGGGAGAAACCGAAACGGTCAGGGGCTACGCTACGGGCGCGCCGTTCACCCCGCGTCAGAAACGGGTGCTGGAAACCGTGGCAAAAAAAGAGGCAGCAAAGCATCTGACGGACATCGAGCAGGCCACAATGGCACTGAACGAGTTGATGACCAACAGCTTGGGGTTTTACACGACCGTGGTTGATCTGCCCGGTGGCGGCCAAATCCAATACCTGCACGACTTACCCGCGTTGGAGGACAGCCAGATCATCTGGACGCAAACCGAACAGGGGTTTGCATGGACAGATCAGGGGTGGAATGACGGCTCTCCGGTCTGGCAATATGGCGTAACCGCTGATGGATCAATGGTGGCCCGAGTTTTAGACGTGATCGGAATCCGCACGGAATGGATCCACATAGGCCCCGAAACCGTTTATGAGCTTGAGGAAATTTACACGTGGGAACGGTATGTGGGGGAAACTTGGGAGGAAGTCATCGCTCCCCCCATCGCTGACCCCGATCCCATAATCGACCCACCATAAAATGCCAAAGGAGGAATTAGAATGGCGCTTTATAAAGAGCATATAACCCACAGGATCGAGGACGATCTGGCCGGGAGAAATCAGAACTGGGCGGCACTGGACGGCTCTGTAATAGAATCTGGTAGCAATACGAACGGCACATGGATAAGGTTCAGCTCTGGGTTACAGATATGTTTTGGGAGTTTTACCCTGCCGTCTGTATCAACTGCGTGGGGACAGTTATACATGACTCATTCCGGAAGCAGGCCCGGTGTCACTTTCCCCAAATCGTTTAGATCTGGCACAACGCCGCAAGTGATAACATCACCTACCGACGCCAACCTTTACGTGTCGGCTTTATCATCCATTACCCATAGCGGCTTTGTGGGCAACGCCGTAAGGGGCACTGCGTATGAAAACCCTGTGACATTTAGCTACTGTGCTATGGGTGTCTGGAAGGCGTGATAAAGCTATGACCATCTGGCTGCAAATTACGCGGAATTACAACAACCCCGAATCTGTCAACTACCGCATTGCTTACCTGCGCGAGCGCATGAGCAAGGATCTGGGGTATCTTGACCATGCTGATCAGGTAGAAATGGCCCTGTTGGGTAACACCATCATTCAGGGCGGGTATTTAAACACCAACCTGATCCGCGCCAACAGCATAATAGCCGATCATATTGCTGCCGGGGCAATTACGGCTGACAAAATGACCGTTGACGATCTGGCGGCCATCACAGCAAAGTTCTCGGGCGATGTTTACGTCGGCGGCAACCTCGCGGTTGGCGGCCGTGGAGTGCTGTCGGCCCTGAAGTTCGAATCAATCGCCGGGCGGGAGATGGGGGCCTTTCACGGCTTCAGCTACATCGGTCTGGACTTTTTCTCGGGCGGGGTGTATGGAGCAGGATCGGCGGCGGTGTTCGTTGCGATCCCCGCGAATTACGAGATCACAAAAGCCACGTTAACCCTCTACGCGATGCCCGTATATTTTGAAAAATCCCCTGCGGGCCAGGGATCAACCGGGTGGAAGCAAAGCAAACGCCTGCGGCTCTACGCCGGGGACGGCACAGACGGACGCGCGCTGATTGTAGCAGACAGCGGGGTAAGTGCGGTTGACTGGCGGGGCAAGACGAACATCACAAGCGCAACGTGGGGGGCAACGTCTTACAGCCCGGCCTTGCCCTATCCGAGTGACGCGGAGGGCAGCACGAGGAACCCGGTGCAGATTAAATCCGGACTCGTTACGGGCAGCCTGACCCCGGGCAAAACTACAGTGTTTTTTGTCCAGACGACGGACGGGTTTTCGGGGGCGACGCCGTCTGATGCGAATAACATCGGGCTGGGGAAAGTGGTCGTAGTTGTAGAGGGTTATGCAAAACCGTAGAGGAGGAGCGAGCTAAATGGCAAATGGCAACTGCGCGGTGGGCGCGGCAAACCGGGCGGAAATAGAGGCACTTAAGCGGGAGCAGAAAACGCAGAACGAATCGATCAAGGACGTAAGCGTTAAGCTGGATAGAATCAATTGGTGGCTGGTGGCCACTCTCGGCGGGGTCGTGGTAAACCTTTTGCTGCAGATCGCCGGGCGCGTTGGCGGGTAGTATTCCGCTGGAATAATTATCTTTATCTTTCATGCCGCGAAAGCGGTAATTTTTTTAAGGAGGAACGGCAAATGGAAGTCTTTCTGGTTGTTGTTTTGGTAGCGGCGTTGGTGGAGGCTGTGTGGGAGGCACTGAAAAAGGTGCTTGCCCCGGCAGTGGATTGGCTGGACTATCGCGGCGTTCCGGCAGATCAGCTGGGGGCATTGCTGGTTGCGTTATTGGTGTGCCTGGGCCTGGGGGGCCGGGCGGATTTATTTGTCATGCTGAATATCCCCCTGGAAATCGCATATGTCGGATCTATTTTAACAGCGGTTATAATCAGCCGTGGATCGAACTTCGTCCACGATCTGATCGGTGCGCTAAACAGGGGAGGCACAAACGATGACCACTAAAATTTTTACCTTCGAGGGCTGGGATACTGCCCGCCTGTTAAGCGAATGGACGCCGATGTTTGAAACCGACCCATCGCCGTTTGAGATCGAGGAGGATGAAACGGCACTTGGCGGGACGAAGATTGTGTGTCCCGAACGACATTTCGAATACCCCGCAGGGATTGCGTACGACACCGGCGCGGGGCCGGGGGACAGCATAAGTGTAAGAACACGGTCGGCGATAGTCGACCCCGGCTCCGACAGCGGCGTGTATGATTACTACATCGAGCCTTCTCCCACCGTCATAAAACCGTTCCCGGAGCCTATTGACAACGCCACGGAACTTATCTTCGCTTGTCCTGCGTTTCAGGTAAGCAGGTATGTGCCAGAACAATCCTGTTTTCGGTTCACCGTATCCGGCTGGGTATACTCGGATTATATCTACGACCCCGCAATTATTACCGGCGCAAAATATGACCTTCTGGTAACTGCCGATTTCAATGTCGAAGAACACGAAATAACGGTTTGCATGGAGCTAAAAATTGAAGGCAGCGACACCCTCCATACGCACACCGCAGTTATTGACTATTTCCCGTCGGAAGTGATAGAATCTGTGCTTGCCATTCCCCATATCGGCTTGCGCACACAAAGTTATAGCGAAGGCAATTGGGAAGCCCTGACCTTCGGGATTGGCGAGGAAGCCCCGGAACTCCCTGATTTTCCCGAACCGGAAGAACCCGAGGAACCGGAGGAACCCGAGGAACCGGAGGAACCAGAAGAACCCGGCGACTGGCGCAAAACCCTGACCCTCAACGCGGCGGTCGGCGCACGGGTGGGCGACATCGGAACGCGCATAGTGCTATCGGTCGAAAACGGCGATCTTGACCTCACCGGTGCAGAGGCCACGATCGAGATCACCCGACCCGGAGGCGTGGACACCTACACGGCCACCGTGAACGCCGAAAAAAAGACTGTAGAATACATCGGCAAGGCTGACGACAATCTATGGCCGGCGGCGGGCACATACTGCATTCGGGGTGTGCTGACATGGCACGACAACGGAGGCGAAACCACCCGCCGGTTTGCGACCGAGGACAAATTTTTGGTGATTACATAAGTATGTGCATATTTTGCACCAACTCAAAAAGGAGGAACCGACAATGAAGATTATGATAGACCCCGGGCACGGGGGGCGCGATCCCGGTGCTTGCGCCAACGGGCTAAAGGAGAAGGATTTGAACTTGAAGCTCGCGCTGATGGTGCGGGAGCGGCTGAAAAAATATAAATGCACGACAAACATGACGCGCACAACCGACGTGTATTTATCCCTGCCGGGGCGCACTGTGGCCGCCAACAAATGGGGCGCGGCGTATTTCATTTCGCTGCACGTCAACGCCACGGCGGGAAGCAACGGGGGATACGAAGATTATATTTATATCGGCTTGTCGGATACGGGCACAACGGCTAAAATACGCAACGCCATACACGCAAAAGTGGCAAAGGTGTGGACGGACGCCGGGAGACCGAACCGGGGGCGGAAGAAGGCAAACCTGCATGTGTTGCGGGAAACCTCGATGCCCGCGATGTTGATGGAGAATGGCTTTATCGACAACGCAGCAGATGCGAAACTCTTGAAAGATGCGAATTTCTTTAGTCGGCTGGCGGAGGCGATCACGGCAGGGCTGGCCACAGGGCTGGGCCTGCAACTGCGGGAGGTTATCCCATCGCCTACCCCGCCACCGAAACCGCCGCCAAAGCCACCGGCGAAACCGAAACCGCCGACGGCAAAGCCATCGAAATATAACGTCATGGACGCGATCCGGGCCATGCAGGCCGTGGTTGGCAAGGTGCAGCTGTCGGCTGAAGAAGCAAAGCACCTGGACGCCAACGGCGACGGCAAGATCACCGTTCAGGACGCGATACTGATATTGCAGAAGATTGTGGGGAAATGATATGATTATAGCAGAACTTTCCAAACTGCTGGACGAAATCAAAGCCACCCGGGAAAAGATGTATCCGCCGGGCTGGGAATATGATATGTTGTTCCCCATTGAAAAAAGATTAGAAAAATTGCTGGACGAAAGCCGGCAATAGAACAACGGTTGCTCCCGCTAAACGGGGGCGAACGTGAAACCTCATCTACTTTCTACCCCCTGGCTACTCTGACAGCCGGGGGGCATTTTTTGTGTCCAAAAGCCGCCCCATATAGTTTTTCCCCGGTCGGCGAATAGCTAAAGACCTGAAAGAGTGCAAGACCCTACCACGGCGATAATAACAACCTCTCCTGCAATTTGACTGATTTTACCCCGGTTGGGGGCCGGTGTGCCGTGTGCCGTGTCTTAATTGTTAAGAATACTTAATGATTTAAATGGTAAAAACAGGTTGACAGTGGCATGGTGTCATGGTATCATGTAGTCAGAAAGGGAAAAACACAAGGAGGTAACAAAAGATGACGAAGATGAAGATAACGAGGAAGGACATTTTAGAGCTGGTGGAGGGAATTCGGGACGTTGAGAAAGGTATGGGGTGGCGGCTCTGGAGGGCTGGGGCTTACACCCATGGCGGCAAGGTAAGCCTCTTTGCGGCTTACCACGGCCAGGGGCTGGACAGCGTAGTCTATAATGAAGCCTACGATGATATTTGCGAGTTCGCCGATGTTATCGAGGACGAGGATTACACCGACGAGGACAGGATCAGCCTGATCCTTGACCGGATCGCCGATCTAGAGATGCCAGAAGTGCGCAAGTCAATCCCTGTCCGGTTGGACGAGGGGCTACACAAAGAGTTCATGAAGCGGCTGATCGACGATGGAATGAGCGCGCAAAAGTTTCTGGAGGCGCGCATCCTCGAGTATGTGGGGGAGGGCGACAAGTTGCAGATGCAATTTGACGACCAGGCGTTGATCTCTGGTAAGCACATCGCCGATCTCGCAGATCTCGGGGAATTCCACGCTACGACAGTGGAAAATGGCCCGGCAGACAGCCCCCACACTTTTCATGCGACAGGTCGGCTGGTTCGCGGGGAACTGTCGCTCCCCGCGGAGTTGCAGTTTGTGCTGGATGAGTTGCCCGACAAAATGACCGCCGCAAGGGTGTTTCAGACCGGCTGGGATGAGTGGCAGGTCGAAACTTCCCCGCACTGGATACACGATGATGAAGACTGGTTCGGAGCCGTCACGGGGTATTGGAATGGCGAGCCTGTGGTCGTAGACATGGTAACCGGAAGCATTGCATTTGTTGATGAGGGCGAAGGGCTTGCCCTAGATTGCGCGGGCGGGCGCTACCATGCGGTTGTAGAGGCTGGGAAGTGGGCCTACCATCATGACCCCAACCCTCCTGCAGATACGGTGGAGTGGGATGGCGATGACGAAATAGCCCGCGCCGCGGGCTGGTCAGACGAGGACGAAGATTGAAACGAGGCCCCCTTCGGGGGGTCTTTTTTTTGTGGCCGGTTTTTGTTGGCTACGTGTTGGCTACGCACGGCAACTGCAAGCCATTCCGGGCAAGTCCGGTGAAAACAATAAAACCCCGGATGTCCCTATTGCTGCTGACCCTCCGGGGTTTTTTCTGGTCGGAGCGACAGGATTTGAACCTGCGACCTCTTGACCCATTATTAACAGTATTTTACCGTAACAAACTGTTACAGTAAAGAGAGGTAACAAAACGAAACTTTTTGCTTGACAAAGGTAACAGCACGATACTATAATAGGCATAGGGTAACAGATCGATACTTGGGGGGTCGTCAATGTGGAACTGTCTCGCAAATGGCTAAAGCAGCTACGGCTTAAGCAATGCCTCAACCATGAGGATGTTGCGAATGCAGCTAATATACACCGTGCTTACTACACCATGATTGAGGGTGGCCATAGGAACCCCTCCGTCGATGTAGCTAAAAAGATTGCCGCCGTCCTGGGCTTCGATTGGATCCGGTTTTATGACGACGAGGCGATTTAATTATTTTATATCCTTTCTTTTCCAGGATTTAAAAGGGGAGATGCCCCATGCCAAACAAGAAGCTCACCGTTGCCGAGGCAGCCAGCCTTATGGGGTGTGACCCGCAGTTCCTGCGCATAGCCTTGCGCCAGGGGCGTTTCTCGGAATTCGGCACCGCCGTAAAGATGAAGCGGTGGGCGTATTACATCAACGCCGAACGGTTCCGCCGTTATCTGAATGGCGCCGGCGCCTGACCTTTTACCATTTTACATCAGGAAGGAGGTGAAATAAATGCTGAGAGCCGCACGAGAGAAAGCAGGACTGAGCAGAGAAGAGGCCGCACATCGGGTTTACGTCGGCAACCGAACGTTGGCATCATACGAACTTGGGGAAACCATCGCTCCGCCCGACGTCATCATGCGGATGGCGGAGGTGTATAGCGAACCGGCCCTGCTGGCGGACTACTGCCCGACTGTCTGCCCGATTGGGCAGGTGCTTGCGCACTCGTTTAACCGGTCTGGCTTTGCAGTAGCGGTGATGAGGGTGCTCAAAGAGTTTGCGGACGTGGAGGAGCTCCGGGGCGATCTTATCAAGATCGCTTCAGACGGTCGGATCAACCAGCACGAGGTTGAGGAATTTATCACTATCATGCGCGAGCTGGTCGAGCTGGAAAAGTGGATTGGAGAACTAAAATTCTTCGCCCTCCGGCATGGCATCGAGATCGACGAGATCATGCCGGAGACGGCGTAGGAGGAACGTTAATGGCAAAAATTCGAATCCCCATTGAAAAGGCCCAGGTGGGCGACGTGATCGACGGCAAGCCGGTGGTGGATGTGCTCCACCGCAACCATGCCAGCTACGTCCGGTTGACCCTGGAGGGTGGCTGGCCCATCGCAGACGGGCGCTTTGGAGACACGATCGTCGTAGAAAGGAGGGGTGGGAATGCGTAGGGCTATCTATTCTTTCGTGGGCAAGATGAAAGACCTTCGCGGTCACCTGGCCACACAAGCAGCCCGGGAGCAGGGTCGGGACAACGTGATCTATCTGCGGCACTGCGAGCTGTGCGGGCGGCTGGCCAAGGGCGAGATTTGCCGGCGCTGCGAGCCCATGTTTCGGCGCTAGACAAAAAAAGCGGCGACCGAAGTGGCCGCCAACAAACCTACTGACCCAACTATAGCATAAAATCTTGCGTTCGTAAACGGGCGGGCGGCCGTCAAAGGCTTAGCACCTAGACTGCCGTCCCGCTCAAGAATACCAAAGGAGGTATTTGCATGAAGCTGTTATCGCTCAAACTCAAGAATTTCAAAGGCATCCGCACCTTCACCCTGGACACCCAGGGCGAAGACGTTTCGATCTACGGAGACAATGCGACTGGCAAGACTACTTTAATGGACTCGTTCCTGTGGCTGCTGTTCGGAAAGGACAGCGCCAACCGGGCCGACTTCGACATCAAGACCCTGGATGACAGCGGCCAGGCCCTGCACGGCCTGGATCACTCGGTCGAGGCCACCATCGAGCTGGGCGGCCGCCCGATGACGCTATGTAAGGTCTACTCCGAGAAGTGGACTAAGCGCCGCGGAGCGGCCACAAAAGAGTTCACCGGTCACACCACAGATCATTTCCTGGACGGGGTGCCGGTGAAAAAGGGCGAGTTCGATGCCGCGGTGGCCGACATCGCAAGCGAGGATATCTTCAAATTATTGACCAATCCCCGCTACTTCAACGACATGCTGCACTGGCAGAAGCGCCGGGAGATCCTGCTGGAGGTTTGCGGTGATGTATCAGACGCCGATGTCATCTCCAGCGATAAGGCCCTGGCCCGGCTGCCGGAAATCCTCGGGAACCGCACACTGGAGGACCACCGCAAGGTGATAGCCGCCAGGCGAACGGAGCTGAACCGGGAGATCGGAAAAATCCCGGTCCGCATTGATGAAGTGATCCAGGGCCTGCCCGAGCTGCCGGAGGGCGGTCGGGAGGCCTACACCAACGAGATTACCATCTTAACTGAGCTGAAAAAAGGTGTCGAGGAGCGCCAACTGCGCATCGAATCTGGCGGGGAGGTGGCGGAAAAACAGAAGGCACTCCGAGAGCTGGAGGCGGAGCTTCTCGACATGCAAACTACTCTTCGCGCCGGCATCGTAGAGAAAATAGGCACAGAGCAGGCTAAACGCACCAAGCTCACCGGCGAAATGGACTGCCTCAGCTCCGCGATCCGCTCAAACGAGCACGCTATCACCGACAACCAGCGAGAAATCGAACGCCTGGAGACCCGCATGGCAACCCTGAGAGCGAATTGGGAGCTGGAGAATAGCAAAGCCTTCGATGTCGTGCAGGACGACACCTGCCCCACCTGCGGCCAGGCGCTTCCGGCTGATCAAGTAGAAAATGCGCGGGGAAAAGCACTTTCCGAATTCAACTTGGCCAAGGCGAAGAAACTTGAAGAAATCACCGCACAGGGCAAGGATGACCGGGCCCGAGCCGGCGAGTTGGCCCTGCAGAATGCGAAGCTGGAGAAAAAGATCCAGGCAGACGAGAAGGCATTGCAACGGTTGCAACAGGAGGCCGATCAGCTGCAGGGGCGCATAGATGAGCTCGCTGCCCAGGCTGATGATGTGATGGGCGACCCGGCCTACATTGAGAAGGCCGCGGGTAAGCAGATCCTGGTTGATGCTATTGACGCCCTCAAGGCGGGCAACCAGGAAGCGGTAGCGGCGATCGAGACAGAGATCGAGGAGCTTAACACCAAGTTAACGACCGCCAGGACGAGCCTGTCTGCCTTTGAAGCGCACGATAAGGGCAAGGCTCGTATCAAGGAGTTGGAGGCCCAGGAGCGTGAGCTGGCGGCTGAATATGAGCGGTTGGAGGAGGAACTCTACCTCACTGAGCAGTTCGTCCGGGCCAAGGTGGCCATGCTCGAAGACAAGATTAATTCCCGCTTTGAGTATGCCAGGTTCAAGCTGTTCAATGTCCTGGTCAACGGGGCGGTAGAGGAAGTCTGCGAGACCCTCTACCAGGGCGTCCCATACAGCAGCGCTCTAAATAATGCTGCTCAGATAAACGTGGGGCTGGATATCATCAACACCCTGTCTGAACACTATGGATTTGAGGCCCCGATCTGGATCGATAACCGCGAGGCCGTTACCCGCCTGATCCCCACCAGGTCCCAGCTCATCAGCTTGATCGTGAGTGAGCCGGATAAGGCCCTAAGGGTGGAGATCGAGGCTGCAAATAAAACTGAAATGAAAAAGGAGGCTGTTTAATTTGAAGGTCAAGGAAGTGCGCGTGTCGATTCGGTACGTCAAGAACCTGGGCAACTACCAGTCCTTTGCAGCGGAAGCCTGCGCTACGATTGAGGTTGAGCCTGGAGAAACACCGGAAGATGTCTTCGCTGCAGGATGGGCACTGGCGAAAGACCAGGTGTCAGAGCAAGTCAAAAACCTAAAGACTAAGGAGGTTGTTTAAATGGCTACCGAATTAGCGAAAAAAGATGTTGTGGATCTTGTTGCAGGAAAGGTGCGGGGCTTTACAGAGCGCGGGGAGTTGCATCTGCCGGAGAACTACAGCCCGGAAAACGCCCTAAAGTCTGCCTGGCTGAAGCTGCAGGAGGTAAAAGACAAGAGTGGGAAGCCGGTGCTCGCCACCTGCACCCCGGCGAGCGTTGCGAACAGCTTACTGGACATGATCGTCCAGGGGCTGAACCCGGCAAAGGACCAGTGTTACTTCATCGCCTACGGGTCTCAGCTTGTCTGTCAGCGGTCCTACTTCGGGTCGATGGCTGTGGTCAAAAATGTCGCCGGGGCGAAGGATATTTACGCCGAGGTTGTCTACAAGGGCGACGTCTTCGAGTATGAGATCCGGGGCAAGCACAAGCAGATCACAAAGCATACGCAAAAGCTGGAAAACATCGACGGTAAAAGCATCGTTGCCGCCTATGCTGTGATTGAGTTCGAGGATCGACAGGACTATACCGAGATCATGACCATGGCCGAGATCAAACAGGCCTGGCTCCAGGGCCAGGTTTACAAGGAGGGCGGCAACAGCGTTCATCACAAGTTCGCCGCCGAGATGGCCAAAAAAACGGTGATCAACCGGGCTTGCAAAGCGTTTATCAACTCCAGTAATGACAGCAGCCTGCTGATCCGGGCATATAACCGGGCGGGGGACGTGATTGACGAGCAGGATCTGGACGAAGAAATCGCCACGAACGCGAACGGCGAGGTCATCGACATCGAGGGTGAGATCCTGGAAGAAGCAGACGAAAAAGCGGAAGAAAACATAGAAGAGCAGACTAAAACCGAAGAAAAAACACCAGAAAAAGAACAGATACCACCTAAAAACGAGCAAAAAGCACCGGAAAAGGACAACCCCGGCCAGCAAACCCTGGACGGGCCCGGTTTTTAAATGATCGAGATCCGCTCTTTCGCAAGTAGCAGCGCGGGGAACGCCTATCTGGTCACCGATGGGCGCTCCCCCCTGCTCCTGGACTGTGGCCTGACCATCCGCGAACTCAAGGTTGCCACCGGACACAGGCTGTCAACCCTGGCCGGCTGCCTGGTTTCACACGAACACGGAGATCATGCCAAGGCCGCCGCCGACCTGATGCGCGCCGGGGTGGACTGCTACATGTCGCGGGGAACGGCTGATGCGCTAGGGCTCTCCGGACACCGGTTGCACATTATCCATGCGCTTAAGCAGCTTCGTATCGGCAACTGGACAGTGTTACCTTTCGACACCGTGCACGATGCGGCAGAGCCCCTGGGGTTTCTGCTGGCCACAGGGCGGGAGAAGGTTTTATACCTGACTGACAGTGCCTACTGCAAGTACCGCTTCCCGGGGCTTATGCACATCCTGATCGAGTGCAACCACTCGATGGATATTTTGCGGGCCCGTGTCGAAAGCGGGGCCCTGCACCCGGCCATGAAGCGGCGGATTATGCAAAACCACATGTCGCTTGACACCGTGAAGGGTTTTCTGCGGGCAAACGATCTGTCACGTGTGCGGGAAATTCACCTCCTGCACCTGTCGGACGGCAATAGCGATGCCGCGCAGTTTGAGCGCGAGATCCGGTCACTGACGGGCAAGCCCGTTTACGTAGCCGAGAAATGAGGAGGGGTTTTCTTGATAAATCTTCAGTTGACAGAAAAACGGTATCACCCGACAAAAGAGCCCGTTTATATCGTCGGGCAAAAGTGGTCGTTCGAGTGGTATCCGCATGAGATGGAGCAGGTAGTTCACGCCTACAACGCTGGCACACCCATTTCGGACATCGCGCGAGAAGTAGACCGTTCGGAGTGGGATGTGATGATGCTCCTCTGGGATATGCTGGAGCATCGGCAGATCGAGGAAAGGAGGGGCGGGATATGGGGGACGAGTATAACTGGAGGCCAATAACAAACGAGCTCACGAGCCGGTGTCTCGTGGTGCAAAAAGCAAAAGACGGCAGGTGCAGTGTCGCAATAGGCAACCCTGGGCAAAGGCCCGGAGCCGGCATGTTCTGCTCTCTTGTTTGTTACGCTGATCTGCCGCCTCCAATTAGCGAGGATCCGGCGGGTTGGTACTGTGAGTTCCGCGGCGACGACCTGCCCCGCGAGTCCGGTTGGTATCTCGCGCAGGTGATCCAGAATCAGCCGGGCAGGATGCGGCACCGTATCCGGGTTGTTTATTTTGACTACGCACGGTATGAGTGGCTGGCGATGGGTGACGGGGAAGAGGTCTACGCATGGCGCGAGCTTCCGGCGGTGCCGGGGGAAGGAGGGTGACAGAAAATGGAATCAAAAGCAATGGAAGCGATTGGTCTTTTGCTTATCGTATTGGCTACTGTCTGGTCCAGCGGCTTGCGCCAGCCGGGGCCGCTGGGGAGGCTGGAATAGGAGAGGGTCAAGATGCTAGAGCTGAACAAAATCTACAACATGGACTGCCTGAAAGGCTTAAAGCAGTTACCTGACAATTCGATAAATTGTTGTGTGACTTCACCACCATATTGGGGATTGCGTGATTATGGTATTGATGGCCAGATCGGGCTTGAGGGAACCCCCGAAGAATATGTTGACAAATTGGTGCAGGTATTCCGAGAAGTGAAAAGGGTATTACGGGATGATGGCTGTTTGTGGCTTAACTTAGGGGATAGTTATAACGGATCAGGCGGTGCTGGGGGCGATTACTCCCCCGGTGGGCTGAAGGATGGGCAGCCGAAATATCCGGGAAGAAATATTGGCACTCTAAAACCCAAAGACCTTGTTGGTATCCCCTGGCGCATGGCCTTCGCCCTGCAGGCTGATGGCTGGTATTTACGGAGCGATATCATCTGGCACAAACCGAACCCGATGCCCGAAAGCGTCACCGACCGACCAACCAAAGCCCATGAGTATATATTCCTGCTGAGTAAGTCCGAGAGATACTTCTATGATGCAGAGGCGATTAAGGAGAAAGGCGTTATGACAAACGCAGGGGGCAGGCAAAGGGACACTAGGGAAACGCATGGCATGGGTGGCGGTAACGGTGGGATTAACAAGGCCAAAGAACGCATGAAAAAAGAACTTGCCGAGAATGGTTTTGTTACCCGCAACAAGCGTTCAGTATGGACCGTGGCGACAAAACCATTCAAGGAAGCACACTTCGCTGTATTCCCGCCAGACTTAATAAAGCCTTGCATATTAGCCGGTTGTCCGGAGGGGGGAGTAGTATTAGACCCATTCATGGGAAGCGGCACAACAGGTATGGTGGCAGCTATGTATCAACGTAATTTTATAGGCTTTGAATTGAATCAGGAATATTGCAAGATGGCGGAAAAGAGGATTGAACCATATTTGATGCAACAAACGATATTTGAACTACTCAAAGGAGGTCAACGATGAACCGTTTTAAATGCCCCGCTTGCGGCAGGAACCAATATACAGCATGTTCTACGACAAGCAATAGCATATTTTGAGGATGCAATAAAAGAAAGTGATGAAATTATAGCTGAATGCAGTGAGAAGTTGCAAAAGGAGTTGACAGAACAAAAGAAACATTTTGAGGTCGCTTTAAAAATTATGAAAAAGTGGAATGGAGAGGGCGAATGCAAATACTGCAAAAACCCCACCCGAATATTTGGCTATCTGTCAGAATTATGAAACAAGGATTTTTGTAGGGATAAGCGGCGAATATCTACAAATATTCGACGAAGATTATCCCGGATTTTGCGATAATCATAAAATCAACTTCTGCCCTATATGCGGGCGAAAACTGGGCTAGGTGGAGGGGTTGGAATGGCGAGACCGCAAAAAAGAACCGTTGACTATTTCCCGCATCACTGCAGCCACGGCAAAACCATGTTCATCATCGAGCAGAAATTTGGCAACGATGGTTATGCTTTTTGGTTTAAGCTGCTGGAGATGCTAGGTAGGAATGATGGACACGTTATTGATGTTAGAAATGAGGCTGAATGGGAGTATCTGATATCAGTAACTCGAGTAGACGATCAAACCTGTGAGGATATACTTAATTTATTGGCAAAACTGCAGGCGATTGACCCAGAATTATGGGAAAATCGGATCATTTGGTGTCAGAACTTTGTGGACGGGATTAAGGATGCTTACCGGTATCGAACATCAGAAACCCCTATACGACCGAGTATCCCATACAAGAAACCCACAAGCACGGGAGTTTCTGATATTAGAAATCCAGAAACTAAAGTAAAAGAAACTAAAGTAAAGAAAAGTAAAGTACCCCCCCCTATAGCCCCCCCAGAAAAAATCAAGTTTGGCGAGTTCGTTTCCTTGACGCAAGATGAGCACAACACTCTCGTTGAACGCTATGGGCAGGGGGATACAGAGAGGATGATCGACATCCTCGATAATTATAAGGGGGCAAGAGGCAAGCGATATAAGTCCGATTACCGCGCGATTCTCTCCTGGGTGGTAGCCCGGCTTGAGGAGGAAAGGGAAAAGCGGAGCGCACTTCAAGACGCAAGCGGCCAGAGAGTGCCCCGAGCGTATGCCGGCCTTATGGAGATGAGAAGGGAGATTGAAAAAAATGAACGAGAGGGAAGCGCTCAATCTCGTCGGGATAGCAGTTGCTAACTTTCCGGCCATGCAAGAGCGCGACATGAGACCTACTGCGGCATTGTGGGCAAAAATGCTTGCGGATGTGCCCTATTCTGTTGGCGAGCAGGCACTGATGTATGTGCTAACAACCGCGCGATTCTTCCCTACGGTAGCGGAAATCCGTGAGGCGGTCGTCAAGGTGACAACGCCTTGCGCCTTATCCCCGGCCGAAGCATGGGGGGAAGTGGAGCTCGCTATCCGTTGCCACGGCAGCTACGGGGAGGCGGATGCCATGCGCGTGATGCCGCCAGGGGTGGCCGTTGTGGCAAGGCAGATGGGGTGGCGGGACATCTGCGTATCGGAGAACATCGACGTTGTGCGCGGCCAGTTCCTGCGCATGTATGAAATACAGCAACGGCGCGAGCAAGAACGGGCCATGCTGCCCGCAAACATCAAGGACTTGATTGACAAGATAGGACGGGACATGCTGCCGGACGGGGGTGTGGCAAGTGGGCAATAGGCTCAAGATCGCACTCACCGGTACTGTGGCAATCATCACCGCCCTGGGTATCATCTACACTGCGAACGTTATGTCCGAATACCGGGGGCTTGCTGACGAGGTTAACGCCGAACGGCAGCGGTTGGCGGGGTTGTCGGCGGCCAAAAACGTGGCCATGCAAAACCAAACAATGACCCCCCTGCGAGACGAACAACCGCTTGACCATGGTGTGGCTGCACTGGAACGGGCACTTGCTGGAACCGAATTGGCCGGGCTCGGCCCCGCGCTGGTTGCCGCCGAGGCCGAGACCGGGGTCAACGCCGTGTTGCTGGCCGCGATTTGCGCGCATGAAACGGGCTGGGGCACTTCTGCGCTGGCCCGGGACAAGAACAATATGGCCGGCCTTGGCGCGTATGATGGCCGCGAATACTCGGCTGGCATGGCGTTCGCCACCAAAGAAGAGTCCGTGCTGTATCTGGCGCGATTAATTGCCCGCAACCCGAACGGCACTCTGGACGAGATCGGCGCGTGGTATGCCACCGATCCCTGCTGGGCCGCGAAGGTGGCGGCGTGTGTAGAGACCATCGAGGGGGTGCGGGAATGACGCACGAACACAAAGGCAAAGCTTACGAAATCCGTTCACTTTTTGGCGGCTGGCGGGAGGTTAGCGAGCAGGAAGCAGAAGAATGGTTGCGGACAATGTTCGCGGGAGCTACGCAGCCGGGAGCATGGGAATCCATATCAAATAGAATCCGGTTAAAAAGAGTTAAGGAGGCACGAAAATGACAGAGGAACACGAGCGCGAATCCGTAGGCAAGATCCTGCACGACCTCGGCGTCGGGGTCGAGAGCAAAAACGAACTGACCGACGTTCAATGGTGCGGCAAGGGCACGCAGGCCCGGCTGGAAACCAACCTGATCACCGTCGGAAGGGGCGGAGTGAGCATCCCTCAACGGGTTGCTGACGATCTGGCAGGGCAGGGGGTCGACAGAGTTGCAGCCGGATCCGGGGATTACGGCGGGCAGAAGGTGATACTGCTCAAGGCCGACAAATACGGCTACAGGCCGGCAAGGCGAAAAGGCTGCCGGAAGGTTACCCTGGTTGGCAAAATCGTTGTCAGACAGCTCGAAGAAGCGGGCGTCCGCGAGGGATACTACAAGCCGCACAAGATCAAGGGCGGCTGGATGGGGGTGTGGCACAGTGCGCGCGGCGAGGCTAAGGCCAAACGAAACACAGATTAGGGGGCAGGTGCGGGACTACTTGCGCATTAAGGGCTGGTTCTGTTTTCACGTCCTCCAGGGCCTCGGTGCCTACCGGGGGATATCCGATCTGATCGCCGTCAAGGACGGCAGGGTGTTGTTTGTCGAACTCAAGACTGCCCGGGGCCGGCAGTCAGAACATCAGAAAGAGTTCCAGACCGACCTGGAGGCTGCCGGCGGGGAATATCTGCTCTGCCGGGGGGTTGAGGATTTACAGGAAAGGGGGATTTGAATGACCGAAGAAAAAGCACGTTACGGACCACCAATAATTTATCTGTCGGGCCCGATCGACTATGTGTCGCTCGAAGAAGCTTCGGGCTGGCGCAGAAAAGCAACCGAATTGTTGGAGGATATGGGCATTGTTGCGCTCAACCCCGTTTTGGGCAAAGACGGCATGACACCGCACGAGATCGTCCGCGCCGACCTTGACATGATTGAGCGGTCCAGTGCGCTGCTCGTCAACATGACACGGGAAGACGTTCCGCATGTCGGAACCTCGATGGAGATCATGTATGCCGTCGAGCGCGATATCCCCGTCGTCATCTGGGGAGATCCGAAAAGTATCTGGGCACAGTGCCACGCGGTAATCGCGCCTGAACTTGACGATGCGGTGAGCACCGTGGCGGCCATGGTGATTGCCGCAACCGCAAGGACCGGGTGCAAAGATGCCAACCTGCCGCCCTGCACCGTCTATCAGGCACGCGCAGCCGGCCGGGACTACTGCCAGACCGAGGGCAGCAAGCACTACCGGCAGGGGCGCGTTGAGCCGCTGGACTTGTTGATTTCAACCGGCGCGGCGGAGGATTTTTGCGTCGGGAATATTGTCAAATACGCTACCCGTTTTCGCAAAACCCGGAATGTTGACGATATTAAAAAAGCTGTTGACTACGCGCACATCCTTTGCGGGATGGCGTTGGGAGGGCAACCGTGGACAAGGAACAACGGAACAGGAAAATATTAGAACTCTACGAGCG